CCATGCGCTGTCTTGGATGTGGCCGTTCGGGATCGCAGCGTAGTCGCTAAACACCTCGTAGCTATTGCGCTGCATCCCTGGCTTATCGAAGTTGCTACGGTCGCCAGACGCAACCGTACCCGCCAGGAATCTACCCGGCGACTTGTGCAGGACTGAGCGGTTGCCGACGAGGGCCATTACGACCAGCCGAACTCTAAGTGCCCGCTAATCGGCGAGGCGACGGGGGTAGCAGCGCCAGCCAGCATGATCCACGCCAAGCAAGCGCCATCGTAGATTTTCGGCATAGCCATGAATTGGTTCACAAGGTCGCGCTCTGCTGTCACGCCAAGGGTGGTGATCGGCAGCGTCAGCAGCGGCTTTGCCAGCACAAGGTTGAGCACGCCTGAAACGTAGGACGCCGACAGAGTTACCGACTGCACCGAACGAATACCAGCATCACCAGCAGCAAGCGGCATGAATGGCCCGAACTTACCGGCCCCCGTGCCGCTGTAGACAATCGACGTTACGGCGGCGGCACTGTTGCCGATTGGCAGCGTTGCAGGGGTCGCCTTGCCCGCTACGCCTGCGCTGTTGGTGTAGCTAATCGACAGGTTAGGGGTAGCCGCGCCCATCACGGTGGATGGGGTAAGGAACGCCTGCACGCCAGCGCCATCGGTATAGCGCGGCAGCGTCACGGTGTTGTTGAGCGTCTGCGCGCCGGTAGTGGTCACGGTGGTGATCGGATAGAAGCCGAGCAGGTCCACCAGCATCAGCACGCAAGGGGCAGTAGTTGCGGCGGCTGTTTGTGCCGCTGCGTTTAGCAAGTGCTTGAACCCGCCAACGTCGCCGCCGTGACGGATACCGCCAGCGGTAGCCACGGCATCGCTAAGCGCCTGAAACGCAAGGTTGGTGCCGGTGCCGAGGATCGTATCAGCAGCAGGGTTACCACCGCCACGCTGGAGCGAATACCACAGGCCGGCAGTCTGCGCGGTCGTGGCGAATGTCGACTTCTGCCAGTCCGCGCGGTAGAACTTACCGTTGGTGCTGATCTGGTTAATCATGTCGTCTTGCGAGTTAAAGCCAGCCATGGTTATCCCCAGGTTGTTTCGATTGTGCCGAGTATCTGCGCGGCGGCCAATGTGCCGACAGGCAGCACGACAAAATTCAGGTAAGCGTCATCAATGATGTTTGGCAATGAGGTTCCGCAGTCGGTCAGGTAGTCAACCTCGGTCGGCGCGTCAATACCGCGCAACGCAAGGGTGGCGAGCGGCTTGACCATTACCAGGGAGAACAATCCAACGTCGCCCACACCGCCAATGGTAACGGATTGAACGGATCGCACGCCGGAGTCGTTGCCCTGCAATGGCAGGAAAGGGCCGCCGCGACCAGCGCCGGACGACTGCGAATGAAGCACGGTTCCGTTAAGCGCCTGCGTTGACATGATGACAGGTGGCGTAATACGCCCAGACACGCCGTCGCTGTTCGTATAGTTGACGGTAAACGTCTGGCCGCCAGTCTGCCCGGCAACCACAATTGGCATCAGCATCACGCCGCGCCCGTCTTGATAGCGTGTCGGCGCCAGCGTGTTGTCTAGCGGCTGCTCGTCGGTCACGGACTCGTCGATGAACCCATAGAACCCGATGTAGTCCATCAACTGCATGGTCAGCGGTGCAGCCGTACCGGTAACGGTCAGCCCCATCAGCTTGCGCAAGAACTTCTTGTACCCGAACGGTGCGCAGTCAGGGCCGTGGTCAATGCCGCCGTTTGCGCTACGGCTTAGCGGCGTGAACGCGCCCGGCGTGCCGATGTAGTAGTTCGGCACCGGATTACCCGGCGACATAGACAGGTCAAACCATACGCCCGAGCCGGTGGCCTGTGTAGGAACCTTGCGCCATGACCGATAGAGGTAGCGCCCAGCATCCTGGGCTATAGCCATCTCGCGGGCGTTACGGAACCCGGCCATCAGTCCGCCGTGATGTCGAGGTCGCCGGTGGCGAACTGCGGCTGAATACCGGCGGCTACGTTCAACGTGCCCGACAGAGCGCCGATAATCATTTGAGCGACGGCGCCAGACGCGGTGTCAACAACTGCGAAGTGGGTAATGGCGTTTGTTCCGGCAGTACACTGGCCGAACTGGATCAGCTCGGCGTTGCTGAACACAGAGCCGCCATCAGTCCACGCGCCAGCCTTGGTAAGCGCCACGCGAGCATATCCGGTGTAGTTAGCCTCGGCAGCCAGCGAACCGGCTTCGCCGGGGTCAGCGGTGAACAATGCGAGGTATTGAGTCGCGCCGGCACGATATGCAGGGTCAACGCCTTGCAGGTGCATCTTGAGCGTGGCGTTTTCTGTTGCGTTTGATAGGCTCACGAGTAGCGCCCTCTGTTATGTATGCAAAGATTGTACCGCTTTTGCAGATTGCAAGCAAAACAAAGCCCGCACATGGCGGGCTTGAGTTACGGGCGCTCTTCAAAGAACGACGAGAAAACACCATTACGGAGTCTCGTCCACAGCCTTACGTTTCTTCTGCTGGCGCTTCTGATACTGCGCCATGAATGCGCGCCATAACGGCGTATCAATCGGCATTGGTTGCTTTTGCTGGTCGGCCACGGCGCACCTCTGGCTTGATTTGCAAATTCTTAGCGGCTTCTGCCTGTTGCTCAGGCTTACGCGAGCGCTCGATTCGTTGCAGTGTTTCAAAGTCTACCGGCTGACCAGGGATCAGGCCGTCTTCGTTAACTTCTGTCATGTGTCACCTCTTTGTTTGTGCAAATAGTATGCCATACCGGCGCGCATAAAAAAGCCCCCAATAAAGGGGGCTAGTTCGTAGCGTTACATCAGTTGGTTACAAGGAAGGCCAAAGGCACGTTCTTGCGCTCAACTACGCGCGACCAGGCTGCATCTGCGGCCAGTTCGGCAGGGGTGAACGAGAACGAAGCCGGGGTGCCGGTGTTCTGGTAACCGCTCGGGTGCAAGATCCAGGTCTTACGGGTCCACAGGGTTTCAACACCAGCGCCGTTGCCTTGCGCTTCCTGGCGCTCAACCTCAACCGGAACCAGTGGCGCGCCGTCGCCATAGGCAAATGCGCCTTCGCCAAACAGCACGGAGGTATATTTGAAGCCCGAGGTAGAGCCGGCGGTTACGGTCATACTGTCGTCAACGATAACGCGCAAGCCCATGTAGGTCGGAATGGTCAGCATGCCCTGACTGTCAGGGATGTAGACAATATCGTCATTCTTGACCATCTGCGCCATCACGCGGCTATGCACTGCGATTGCGCGCAGGCTATCACCAGCGTCACCCATGGTATAAACGGCATCGGTGAAGCTGTCGCGGTTGAACTTGGTCGATGCGGTTTGCGAGCCGGTAGCTTCAACAGCCACGCTCACCACCATGTCGCCTGCGTTGTTGGCCACGTTGTCGGCATACACGCCATTACAGGACGCGATCAAGCGGCGCTGCCATTGGCGGGTCCAATAGGTGTCAACACGGGCACGGGTGTGCTCCCTTGCGCGCGGGCCCATTGCCAGCTCAGACGCCAGGTCGGAGGCGGAAAGGCCTTTGTTCAAGAACGCCTTACGGCTGATTTGCTCGCCCTGCACGATCTTGGACGGCGAGGCGATGTTGGCCGGGTTATCGGTGCTCAGGTTCGGCGCGACGGTTTCGTCAATGTCTTTCCAGAACGGCAGTTCGGCAGTTTTACCGGCAGCGGTTGCCAGGCTGTCGAACAGGGCGGAACGGGTGACAATGCCCGACTGGTAGAACGCGGTCTTTTCCGGGCTGTTAACAGCCGGCAGGTCTTGGAAGACCTTGACGTCAATGATGTCAGCAAGTTGGACGGTAGCCATGATTTAGTAACCTCGTGTGCGGTCGGTGTGATCAGCCTTAAGCCGCTCATATTGTGCGGGGTCTTTCTGGCGGATTGCCGAAAGTTCAGCCCCTGTTAACTCTTCAAACTTTTTGGTGGCACCGCCGCCGATCTTGCTACCGGGAGCACTGCCCCCGCTTGCTTGGTTGCCTTTGCGCAGCTTTTCATACTTGCCTGTCGCCATCATTGCATTGATTGCGTCATCTACCGGCATTCCGTCTTTGCCGGTTACTTTCCCGTCAATGTAGTCAAGCTGCGCGCGTACAAATGTAAAAAGCAGTTCTGCTGCTTCTGCGTCAGCGCCGTGCTCGTTTGCAATGCGAATCGCCGCTAAATCCATATCTTTTGCAGCATTCTTGGCGCGGTCTTCGAGCTTTTCCTTACGCTCCGCCTCGGCTTCTGCTTTGTACTTTTCGGCAAGGGTCTTGTATTCGCCTTGCTCGTGCTGCCGTGCAATCTCTGCGTCCTGCTGGGCTTTTTCCAGTTCTGCGGCTTTCTGTTTCGCAGTCTTGGTTTCTTCCAGCAGCTTGGAATGATGGCCTTTAAGGCGCTCGTTCTCGGCTAGCAGTGCTGCCACGTCAACTTCTGGAGTGGTTGTCTCGGTTGCGTCAGTCACAGACTGATCCTCATTGAATAGGCCACTGGCCGGTTATGCAAAGGATATGCCAGTCTGTTAATGGTTGCAAGTAGCGTGCCAGCTTGAATTGCAGGCAAGAAAAAGCCCGCTGAGGTAGCGGGCTTGGTTTCCGTGTAGATGCTATTGCTGATCGAGTGCCCACTGAATCAGTCGGCTTGCGTATTGTGTGTCGCTCATCTTGATCATTGCCATCTTCTCAGCTCTCGCCTTGGCCTGATCGAATGCGGCAACCTTGTCGGATGGTAGTGTGACCTTGATGGTTTTGCGCGCGCTCATAGCTTGTACCAGCTTGAAGAGTCTTTTTCTAACCTGACAATTTTTGCCGACTTGCCATCCTTAAAAAGCCTAAATGTCTTAAACAAGATAGCTATCCGTTGAGATTTGTCGCGCTTTAGGTCGCTACCCTTTTCCTCGATAAGCAAGTCACGAGTGTACCTAACCGGCGAATCTTGGTAAGAAAACTCGCCGCTTATGAGTTCCTCCATGAATGCATCGCGCAGCTCTGGCGAAACCCGTCCAAAAATGTGATGGCAATAGCCGGCAACTGATGGCCCCATGTATCGCCGTGGCCACTTCCTTACCGCAAAGTTAACTGATTCAATAAGCTGCTCATTGGATTCAGCAAAATCAACAATCTGAGAGTGACTAACCTGCTTGCCTGCGGTTCCATGGAATGGTTGTCCCACCTTATCTGTCATCAATACCAGCTTTGAAATAGCTGCAAGATTGCAGGAATTCTTCTCACCGAGAATCCCAAGCATATCGGCTGATGTTCTAGCCGATCCGATGTCGATAGTCGTAAATGATTCGTCATCCAGTCCATCAACGATAATATATTTTTGCGGGATTCCGCTTTTCTCAATTGCACTTAGCCGATGCTGACCATCAAGAAGCCTTCCGCTTTTTGAGATTCGGATTGTGTCGCCATTGTATTGCCACTCGCCTCGCTTCATGGCGCTTATTAATACGTCAACCTTTCGGCTCGATAGATGCCGGTTGTTTACGTTTTTGTCTAAAAGCGCCCTAGCCATATCTGGAGTGACAATGCATTCACGAATTGACATAATAGATTCCTTGCTCTGATTTAGGTTATGCGCATCTCACAACGCAAAATCAGAGTAATGCAAAAGGCCGCTTCTGTCTACAGTCGCGGCCTTTTCTTTTTCACTTAGATACCATCACTCCAAAGTAATCCCTTCCCGCGCCCGCAACTCGTCAAGCGTGTAAACCTTGCCGGCATCATCGGTGAATTTATCAAGCGACACCTCGCCAGACCGGAACAGCTGCGCACGCTCAGGCCCGAGCACTTCATTCTGGAACTCTGCCGGCTGCTGCTTTAGCCATGAGTTGTATGTGGTCTGCGCAGATACCGGGCCTTGATAGCTCGCACGGGTAGCGCCTTCGCGCAACGCTGCAAAGCGATCATCCACAACCGGCACGCGAACGGATCGGCAGTTGTAGTGCATCGGCGGTTGCGGGCCTTCGCCTACTTGGTAAATCTTGCCGTCAAGTGACGCGCAGGTAATCGTGGTGCGCCCGTCGAGAACAGCCGAAAACTCTTCGCCTTTCAATACGTCGGCGTTTTGCTTATACACCTCATTGCGTGCCGCGCTGCCTGTCGTGTTCGCAGCCGTGCGCACAACCGCCTCCGCCTGCGCCCTAGTCCTTGTATTAACCAGGCTCATCACATTGCGCGTGATCTCAGCATTCGTCGCGCCAGCGGTGATGCCGGCTTGAACGGTCGTCATCACTTCGCGCGATACGCCGCTGGCGAATGTGTCAAAGATCCCGGCAAAGGTGGTGTTAATCGTTTTCTGCCCGCTGATCAACTTCATAGGCGCGGACGTAACGGCA